TCCAAGATAATAGTAGTAACGGCACGCCTATATGAATCCTCAATCTTTGGGAGATCTGGGTGTTCTAGGACTGGCTGCCACTTTTCTTGTAGATGTTCTGTTTGAAACATTTGGTTTCTCCTTATTATTTTCTACTATTTATAAAATTGTTCATTTTGCACGCCTATTTCTTAACAGACCTACCAATTGCAGACATATATGCCGCCATTGAATCAGTTGTGTCAACAGTCGATTGTGCGTTGCCAGTTTCTACATCATCTATGGTTGAAGAGACTGGTTCATCAGATGGTTTTACACTTGGGAAATAACTTTCCTTGAGTGTTCCCAACTTTTCACGATAAGATTCTTCGTCAGAATAATCTACATCTTCTACAAGTCCCTTAAACTTTTCAATTTCTGTTTCAGCCAAATCTGAACTTAGTTCAGATACGACCTGTTCCTTCACTAGAGTTGCGTTTGTATTCTTCAACTCAATGGACTTCTCCATCATTTCATTGATTTTGCCCTCTAGTTCTGAAATCTTTTCTGATTGTGCCTCAAGCACATCATACTTTTCATCTGGAACGTCAACGTAGTGATCTTCAAACAACTGTTTTAGACCAGAAATAAAGTCCTCAGCAATCTCACCCTTCAGGCCTCTTTCGATTGCCAACTCGTTTTCTTTCATCCATTCTTCAACAACATAGTTAAGGTATGTGTCAACCTTTTCAGTCAACTCATCCTTTGTTGCGTTCATATTTTCTTCCAGTTCATTTCTGTAATCTTCTTCCATACGTTCTACTTCTGAACGTACTTTAGACTTTACCGCAGCCTCAAATACAGTTGCAGCTTTTTTCTTGAACTCCTCAGAGAGATCACCCTCTCCATCAACTAAGGCATCAACGTGTTCAGAAACATCAATGGACTTCAGTCTAAGTTCCACTGCCTCTTTCTTTTCATCGTCTTCGTGAGCACCTTCGTGAGCACCCTCTTTATTTGCACCATACATTGCATTGACCATTTTGACCATATCGTCCTTTTTACCGTGTTTCGCCATTTTCAGCATCTTGTCCATTGTTGCGGTAAGTTGGGTTTTAGTCATTTTCTCTGGGTGCATATCTTCGTCTTTACCATGATCTTCAGAAAAAATAATTCTCATGTCTTCTGCCATGACTTTTTCTTCAACACCATGTTTGAATTGAACGTCATACCACTCAACATATCCGTTGTCATCTGGAATTGCGTGTGATCTAAGAATTGGTTTACCTTTACCCCACTGTGGATGTTCCACCATCGTAGCACAGTCGTGATCTTTTGAATGACACAGTTCTCTGATCTCGTCATCTGTATAACTGTCCATTGGATCATAACTTGCTGCAAGAGGTCTGTTTGGTGTTGGTGTGCCATCGGCTTTACCATGTGCCTTGTCCATCTTGTCAGCTTTTCCTTTTTTCGGAATTGTTGTATCTGACTTTACACCTTTGGATGCTGCAGCTCCACCATGTGGTGCAACTTTATCTGGTGTTGAGCCAGGGATTGCTTCCATGCCACCATCTTCTGGGTTTGTTTTTAACTTCTGCATTGGGTCAGTAGCAGTTGCATTGGGTTTTAGTTTCATCGCACCATGTTCAGCTTCTTCAAGCTCCTCTAGCACTTCCGATTCTAATTCCTCAATGGTTTTGTCTAGTTCATTAGCCATGGGGATTACTCCTTATAATGTTTTATTAACCTATTTATAAAATTAAAGTTTTTGAAGAAACTTTGCAAATGCCAAAGCATCCGCAGCCGCATTATTTGTTCTGTGGTTTTCTTCAATGGTTTCTTTTATTTCTGCAACATCTGCTTCTTTGATAAGTCCGTTATTCCAAACCCATTCTTTGCCTTCCATAATACCCTCTACGAAAGCATTTGGTGCAGATGGGTCTGCGACAATATCAGCGGCAGTCGCAAGATAAAAATCATTTCTCACATAGTTAGCCCCGTTCTTTTGGTCTAAACTTCCCATTCCTCTTGATGATACTCCTAGTTTTGCACCATCATCCATAAGAGATTTTACAATTTCTCCCATTGGTGTTGACAATACCTTTGCCTCACCAATGAAATTCTTTCCATCTGGATAGAGATTTGTAATTAAGTGTGATGCTCTTTCCAGATTTACAGTCGGGCCGTCTGGGTGTCCTAGTTCACCAAATGCCCTTTTCTGACTGATGTAATCTTTACTATATCTTTTTACTTCTTTCTGAAGAATTTCCATAGGATATATTCTACCATTCCGATTTTTGATATCGGCTTGCATAAAAATACCTTTTATTTTATAGTTCTTATTACCCTTCTCATCTTGTTCTATGAGATAATCGGTATCTTGTTCAATATGTTCTGATATTAATTTTAATGTGTATCCCATGATCGTTCCTAAACAAAATTAACGTGTGCGACTTCTTCAACACGAACAACTGCATCACTACCAGATGTTTCGTTTATCGCAGATAAGGTGAAGTTTGACTCTGCTCTATTGTAAAACAACACAGTCTTACCTGTTGAGTCTACCCCACTTTCTAATGTAATGGTATCTCCAGCATTTGAACTGGAACTATCTGTTCCATTCAATAATACTTCGCCAGGCCCCATAGTTGGTTTTGTATCTGGAGTTAAAAGAGTAGAAGTGTTTGCCTTTAGTGTGAAACCATTTGTCGCAGTTGCAGCAGTCCCTGCTTCCGTTATTTTAACAGAGACATCATTTCCACCAACCTCTGTAACTCTTACAGCACTATTCGGACTGAGCACACCAAGATCTAGAGAATGAGCTGCGTCATCTCCAAGTGTATTAATTATTCCGATATGTCTTACTAATCTAAATGCCATCATCTACTCCTAAATTGCTAACATCTCTTTTTCAAAGTATCCCATAAGTTGTCTCTCTGGCACCTTATATTTTTTAGATACTTGTTTTATTGTTTTTTCAAAAGTATTTAGGAAATCTGAAGGTTTAGTGTCCATTTTATTAAAAATATCGTCCACAGCATCTTTCATCTTAGGAGATAGTTTTTTGTACTCCTTAGATTTTTTATGCTCATCTTTCTCTGGTAGAGATGTATAGAACGAATTAAACTGTTTCATCTTCCTCTACTTCTGGTATGTGGTTGCTTACTAACGAACCAGCAACCTCTCTTCTTTTGTTTTCCAAAGCATCACCAACTTTTGACGACATTGCCATTTTAAATGCATCTTCAGCATCTAGGTTTTTTCCATTCTGTAACGCATCTACAAATTCTTTCGCACTCATTGTTGTTCTCCATTTTTAGGTTGTTCTGGTGGGACTTCACCTTTATACTTTGCCACATCATCTGGGTCAAGTGGAGCACCATCAGCAGATGGGTATCTGGTGATACCATCAGTTCCATCTGGAACATCAATTCCACCCTCGTCTGGGTCAAGTCCAGCCTCTCTGTTTATTTCATCTTGCATCATATCAATCTCTGAATCGGTAAGGTTAAGAACATTTTTCTGAACCCATCTCTTACTATAGAAAGTCCCAATGTAACTTTCAATGCTGCCCAACGCATTGATTCTGTCCTCAAGTAATTCTGCTTTCTTGAGTTCTGCAAAATGTCCGTCTTGTAAGAAGTTGTACTGAATATGCTGATGCATACCTTTCCAATCTTCTAAAGTAATTACACCTTTTAGTATAAGTTGTGTTTTTAGAATGTCTGTAAATAAAGGTGTAAACTTCTTTCTTAATCTCTGGACAAACTTTGTAAATTTAAGTTCATCTCGTGTAATCTCTGTTGAACGACCAAGACTAAAACCAGCCTCTGCCTCTAGTCTTGAGATTGGCACGTTCAAAGAACGATATAGTTTTTTCTTAAAGTATTCGATATCATCAATCTCTCCAAGATTTGAACCGCCAGGCAAAGTTGTAATCTCTGTTCCTCGTCCACCCTCTCGTCTAGGCAACCAGAAATCTTCTAACATCGACATATGATTTCTGTCATCTCGTATCTCACCACTTGATGCATCATATACCAACTTGTTACGATAACGATTCATCACATCTTTGAGGTATTGCTCTGCTTTTATCTTTGGCAGATTACCAACATCAATATAGAAGATACGTCTTTCTGGAGCTCTTGATATGCGATAGATAACAAGACTATCCTCAATCATTCGCAACTGATTTACTGGTTTGATTGCCTTGTGTAAGTAAGATAATACATGACCTCTGTTCTGGTCAATCAATCCACTAGGACAGTATGCGATTGAGTCTGGAGAGATCTTGATACCTTCAGTAGTTCCAGTTTTAAGACCATTATGATTATAAAGAAAATACTCATCTACTTTTTGTACAAGTTCTATGCTTGTTCCTTTTTTAAGATTTTTCTTTACTTCCTTGACTTTACGAATCCTTTTAGGTTCGATATATCTTAGTTCTTGAATACCTTTTTTTGGATTTTTTTGGTCAATGACTTTATGATAGAATATTCTACCATCCACATACCATCTACGAAAGATATCATGCCCTTTTTGTTCAAAGTTTAGTAATCGTAAAACAGTGTCAAACTCCTCTACGATTCTATCTTTAATTCTTTTAGGCATCATCAATCGTTCCAGTTCAATAGAAACAGCTTGATCTTTTTCGTTTGCGACTATACCTTCATTAATAATATCTTCAATTGCACTATCGCACTCTGGTTGTTGTGCGATATCACGATATCTACGAATTAAGTCTTGCTCAGTTCTTTCACGACCATCTTGATCTAACAGTTGTCCGTAAAAACCACCAGCAACTGCTTCCAAAGTTCCATCTTCTGAACTAGGTTCAGTGAACTTTTCTTTGGAAGCAGAATCCTTTATTCTTTCAAACTTAAATCCAAACAATTCAGCCATTATATCTCCTACTGTTACAGACTATTTAGTAGGTTAGAAATTAACGCCTGATGCCTCAACGTGCTGGTATTTCCAAGTCACATCAAAGGTTTCAATTGTATCTTGGTTTTCATTCGACAATGCAATCTCACCTATCGTTGTTGGAAAACAGTTTCTTAAAAGATAAGTTTTAAGAATAGTGTCATCTCTATCTAACTGTTCTACAATCAAGTCTGCTTGATAATCTGCTGGATTTGAAGTGCCAGTATTTTCTGCAAAATCGTTAATACCATTACTCCATCTTTCCATCGCAGTCTTAATCATAAAGTCCGTATCATTGTAAAATGTTGTAGTCCAATCAGCAGGAGCTGGTCTATCGCCTGGATAGTGAATAACTCTACCTCTGAATGGCACCTCAAAGAAGTTCATTTCTATTGCTGGTATTGCAGCAGCAGTTACAAGAAATGAAGTTCTACGAACATCTAGTCCTATTGCAATGCCAGGAGGAGGAGTTATGGTTATTCTAAATTGGTTGGCTCTTGCACCACCACCAAGTAGATTTGCTTTAAAATCATCTATGTTTCCCATGATTAGCCTCCTACCTCTGTAAAGCTTACCCCAGTTCTAACTGCGACAAAGTTTAGAGTTATAAAGTTGATAGAACGAGCAGGTTTAATAAAGATATCTGCAACAAACTCATTTCTGTCAATGACCTCACCAGTATTGTTGGTGGCATCAGCCTTAACACTAAAGTCTGTGATACCTCGTCTACCTTGGATGTCTCTCAAGAAAGGTTCTACCAAGTTTCTAAATTGTGCTCTTGTGAACTCATCGTTGAACTCAAAGAGTTGGAACTTAGCAGCAGTTGCAATTGCCTTCTCAAGAAGTAAGAATAATCGTCTTACGTTAATTCTATCAAATGCACTTGGTTTTGTCAGTGCAGTTTTATCTCCAAACAGAACCACACCTTGGCCTGGGAAGTTAACAACTGGATTTACTCTCGCACGATACAGTCTGTCTCTTTCTGCCTTCGTAGGATTGTAAGAAAGTTTTACTGCACCTCTTACGTTACCTCTGTTGAAACCAGCAGGGGAGAAGAAACTATCTGCAATTTGATCTGTGAAAGCACAAAGTCCAGCAGTGTCTCCGTTTAATGGTACAAATCTGAATACGTCATTGTACTTGTCAAACATATATTTGTATCCACTGTCAAACACCATGTAAGAAGATGATGGACACAAGTCAAATGCGTCAATCACATTATTCGTTGCGGTATTAGATGAGGATACACCAACTGTTGCAGATCTGAAAGGTGATACAAAAGCAACGCAATCCCTTCTCTTCTCTACAAGTGCAGTCAGCATTGTTACATGGGTATCTTGAGATGAAGAAGTATCACCAGCTCCACCACCACGACCACCAAGAACTAAGTTGATGTCTAGTGATTCTGTATCTTCAAATTTGTCATATGCACTTTCATACTCACCAGCATTTAGTGCATAGTCATCAGTTCCACCAGCAAGTTCTGTTTTTGTCGGTGCAGAGATAACTGAATAACCAGATGTCCCATCTTCAAGTGTGACGTTACCATCTGCATCTGTTCCACCACTGTCTGATGCGTTCAAGATAATGTTATCTCCAGCATCAGTTGAAGAACCGTCTGTTCCGTTTAGAATGATAGAACCAGTTGCACCACTAATATCTTCACCAAAGTTTGCACCACCAGTATTGTGATCCATCCAGTAAACAAACTGTGATGATTTAAAAATTCTATCTGGATAATAGATACTATCACCCTGTGGTGATTTTGCATTTGGATTAACAGATAGATTTGCAAATGTTTCTAGAACTGCATTTGTTCTGTTACCATTTGCGTCCACAGAGAAACCAGAGATGTCACCTTCAGTATCATAAACTACAATGTGTATTTCGTCATTGTTTCCTCTGTTGTTCTGCGTTGCATAATCAGATGTGCCTGGAGCTCCATCGAACAAGTCATAAAATCTCCATCTTCTACGAATGTTTGTTCCAGATGTGATCTGACTTTGTAATCCAGCACCATTTGGATCGTCTTTTAGTTTAATTGTTATTGTGTTGCTTGTTGTGTTTCTTGCAGTCGTTTCGTACTCAAATGTTTCACCAAAGTTTACGATGTCTCCAACATTGATAACACTTGCATCTGTTACTGATATAACGGTCTGTCCTAACGCCTCTGTACCAGAAGTCGTAGTCACAGCAGTCTGTTCGTATGCAGTCGCACTTGAACAAATAGAAACACCTAATCCGTTTCCATGTGTTCCAGCAGTTCTTGCAGCCCACTCACCAATAGAACCCTGACCATCCTCAAAACTTGTTTGATAATGATCATCATCCCTAACAAGTAATCCAGTTCCATTTGCTGTTGCGTTCAATACTCCAGACTCAGCACGAACAACTTTTAGGTTGTCTCCATACTGTAAGAAGTTAGCAGCAGTAAAAAAAGTTTCAAACTGATTACCTGTGTTCTGTGGTCTACCAAAAATTTGAACCAACTCTTCCTCAGATGTGATAGTCACAATTGAACTCACTGGGCCTTTTTGAAAAGCACCAGCAATTGCACCAATGGAAGTTGCTACGGCAGGAACGACATTTGTTAAATCTACTTCTCTGACGTTAACGCCAGGTGATACTAAAAATGACATGATTTTTGCTCCTTAATTTTAGAGTAAACTC